GTGACCTTCGAACTGATAACCCCGGGCCGCATCGTCTTTGGCCGCGGTGCCGCCGCCGGGGCGGCCGCGCGGATCGCCGCCATGGGCCGGCGTATCCTGCTGGTGCGGGGCGGATCGGTGGGGTTCGCCGATGCGCTGGCCGCCGACCTGCGCGCGCAGGGGGCCGAGGTTCTGGGGCTGCGCGGGCAGGGGGAACCCACGCTCGACGCGCTCCAATCCGCCCTGGCCGAGGCGCGCGCCTTCGCCCCCGACGCGGTCGCGGCGATCGGCGGCGGCTCGGTGATCGACCTGGGCAAGGCGCTGGCCGCGCTGGTGCCCTCGGACCGCCCGCCGCTCGACCATCTCGAAGTGGTGGGCCAGGGCCTGCCGCTGCCCGGGCCCCCCCTGCCCATGGCGGCCCTGCCGACCACCGCGGGCACCGGCGCCGAGGCCACCAAGAACGCGGTGATCGGCGTGCCCGCCCATGGCCGCAAGGTGTCGCTGCGCGACGACCGGATGATCCCGGCGCTGGCCCTTGTCGACCCGGGCCTGACCGATGGCTGCCCCTGGGCGGTGACGCTGGCCTCGGCCCTCGACGCGGTCACCCAGGTGATCGAGCCTTACCTGTCGGCCCGCGCCAACCCGCTGACCGACGCGCTGTGCCGCGACGCGATCCCGCGCGGGCTGGCCGCGCTGGTCCGGCTGGCCGAGGCCGAGGATGCGGCCGCCCGCGATGCGCTGGCGCTTGTCAGCCTGACGGGCGGCATCGCGCTGGCCAATGCGGGGCTGGGGGCGGTGCACGGGCTGGCGGGCGTGATCGGCGGGCGCCACGGCGCGCCCCATGGCGCGATCTGCGGCCGCCTTCTGGTGCCGGTCCTGCGTGAGAACCGCGCCGCGCTGGCCGCCGAGGGGCGCCCCGTCGACCGTTTCGACGAGGTCGCGGCCTGGATCGCGGCGGCGCTGGGCTGCGCCCCGGCCGCGGCACTCGACCGTTTCGCCGCCTGGATCGACACCGCGGGCCTGCCCCGCCTGTCCGATATGGCCCAGGGCGTGCCCGATCCCGCCGCGCTCGCGCGCGAGGCCGGCCTGTCGTCGTCGATGAAAGCCAACCCCGTGACGCTCGCGCCCGAAGCGCTGGCCCGGATCGTCGCCGCGGGCTGACCCCCGTCCGCCCCGAACCCGATCCTGTCGCGGACCGCTCGCGGCGACGGTTTTTCCCCTTGTTTTCACCTGCCCGCCCAAATACACACGTCGGCGGAGACGTGGCCGAGTGGTCGAAGGCGCTCCCCTGCTAAAGTCTAGCGCCCTCCATTAAAACCCCTTTTCTTTCAAGCCTCTGACGCGCCCTCGCGGCGCGCGTGCACGCATTTTGCACACCCTCGCGCCGGGCGCACCGTGCGCACCGCGTCGCGCACCTTAAGGCGCGCGCCGTCTCCTCTCCCCGTGCAATCCACACGAGGAGAAAAGACAGTGAAACTCCCCCTTATCGTCCGCCGCCGCACCGGCCGCGAAAACGACCCCTTTCTCGGGCTCCAGATCGGCGACCGGGCCGGGTGCTCGATCTCCGGCTTCTCCGGGATCGTGACAGCCCGCGTCGAGTATATCGACGGCTGCAATCAAGTCCTCCTGCAACCCTCGTGCGACGAGTCCGGCAACTACCGCGAGGCGCGGTGGTTCGACGTCGAGCGGGTGCAGTTGCAAGAGCCCGGCGCCGTCTCCTTCCGGGGCACGAAAACCGGCGGCGAGCTCCCCCTTCCCTCGCGCCCGGAGGCCCCGAAATGAGCCCCGCCGCGCCCCTTCCCGTCCTCCGCCGCTTCGCGCGCCGGCTTCCCCGCTTCATCGTCCATTGCCAGGTCCCGGGCTTCGGTCGGATCGCGCACTCGATCGTGGCGCTCGACTTCGCCGAGGCCGAGGCCCGCGCCCGGCGCGCCTATTCCCGGAAAACGATCCACGTCCTCGAAGTCCGCCGCATGACGGGCGCGCCCGCGCTCAAGGTGGTGACGTCATGAGTGCCCCGGATCGCTCCGCCCCCGTCGCCGAGATCGCCGCGATGATCGAGGCCGCGATCGAGAGCTCGGTCGAGGACGCCCTCGCCGAGAGCGCCCGGGCGCAGGCCGAGGCGCTCCGCGCCCTCGAAAACGATCACGAGAGGAACGTCGATCGGGCGACCGAGGCGGCCTTCGAACGCGGCCGTCGCGATATGCTCGACGAGATCGCCCGGGCCGACGCCGCGACCTTCCGCGCGCTCGATCCTCTCGTCGGCTCGCGCCCGGAGCGGCTTCGGATCGACGTCTCGGCGCATGGCGATCGCGGCTGCGGCGCCGTTTTCGTCCCGCACCCGGCCGAGGCGGAGCTCTTCGCCGAGATTGCCGAGGAGCTCTATCGCGCCCGCGCCAAGTTCCCCGGCGAGAATGTCACCTTTGCCGCGCTCGTCGAGGAGGTCGGCGAGCTTGCAACGTCTCTCTTCTCGGAGGATCGCGCCCGGGTCCGCGCCGAGGCGGTCCAGGTCGCCGTGATGGCGCTCCGCGTGGTGCTCGACGGCGATCACACCTTCGACGCATGGCGCGCGGGGCGCGATCTCGACCCCCTCGTCGAGAGCTCCTCTCCCGGGCCCGGTCCCCTCATGACCGCCGAGAGCCTCTTCGCCGTCGCGGAGGAGGTGGGGGACGCCGCGGCGCCCGCGCGGCCGGGGTGGGTTTCGATCGAGCGCCTCGTCGATGCCGCTCGGGCCCTTTACTCCGGGAGGGGAGAGGCATGAGCGGCGCCCTCGATTTCGGCGAGCTCCTCGCGGCGCTCCGCCTCTTTGCGGGGGCGACGGTTTCGGCCGCCAACCCGCACGATCTGCGGCGCTTCGTGGCCGCCGAGGACTCCCGGGCTCTGGCCGCCTTCCGCGCCGTTGCGCCCGTGCCGTCGGACCCTGCCCGGATGGAGGGTCCGACGATCTACGGCCGCGAGATCGTGCGCGACGCGCGGCTCCCGGCCGGCGTCGCCGTGCTCCAGGTCCCGGGCGCCCGCGCCCGCGCCGTGGCATATGCGCCGGAGGCCGCCCCGGCGGCCGCGGCGCTCGACCGCGCCGCCGAGCTCGGCCGTCACGTCGAGCTCGCGACCGCCTTCCGGCCGGGGAGGGAAAGCCGATGATCCCGCCGGAGCATCCCGCCGCCGATCGCCGAGCGGCGCTCCTCGATCGGGTTCGCGCCCGGGTCGAGATCGACCCGCAAACGGGGTGCTGGATATGGCAGGGCCCGACCTCCGGGACGGGCCCGCGCGAGGGATATCCCCGGATGAGTCTCGACGGCCGGACGGTTTCGGTTCACCGGGTCATGGCCGCGCACGCCTTCGGCTATCTGCACCCGGGCCGCAAGGTGGATCACACATGCCGGACCCGGCTTTGCGTCAACCCGGCGCATCTGGAGCCGGTGACGCACCTCGAAAACTGCCGCCGCCGCGACCGGGCCCGGGCGATCGAGGCCGGCGCCGCGGCCGGCGAGCTCTGAGGTCATGGCGTGGTGCTACGTCCCCGGAATGGCCTCTCCCTCTGCGCCGGCGGCGGAGGCTTGGATTTGGGCCTCGGTCTCGCCGAGCCCGGATTCGCGACCCGGTGCTTCGTCGAGATCGAGCCCGCCGCCCGCGACGTCCTCGTCGCCGGGATGCGCGCCGGATATCTCGACGAGGCGCCGATCTGGGACGATCTCGAAACCTTCGACGCGCGACCCTTCCGCGGCGCCTTCGATACCGTCCTCGCCGGCTATCCCTGCCAGCCCTTTTCAACGTCGGGCAAGCGACAAGGGCCGAACGACGAGCGCCACCTCTGGCCCCATGTCGCCCGCGTTATCGGCGAGCTCGATCCCGCCTTCGTCCTCCTCGAAAACGTCGAGGGGCACGTCTCGCTCGGGCTGGAGCTCGTGCTCCGAGAGCTTCGAGGCATGGGCTACGAGGTCGCGGCGGGTCTATTCAGCGCGGAAGAGGTCGGCGCGTCGCACGAGCGGGCCCGCGTGTTCGTCGTGGCCTACAGCGAGAGTCGCGCGCGGGAGCTATACGCGCGACAAGGGCCGGAAGGGCAAGGAGCGGGCGACGCTGGAGGGCTTGGCCTCGACGTTCCCGGCTCGGCGTCTCTGGCCGACTCCTGCGGCGCGGGACGCGAAGGGGGAGAACTCGGCCGAGCATGTCGCTCGGCCAGGTCGCGGGCACATGGATCAACTTCCGAACGCCGCGACACATGGCTTTTCCCCCCGGCCCGGCCGCGCTCGATCTCTGGCGCGAGCTTCTCGCCCGCGATCCCTTCCTTGCGCCCGCTCTTGCGCTGGATGATCTCCGCCCATGGGCGCAAGGTGGCCCGCCGGCTCTGGCGGATGCGGGCGCGGCCGCGGCTGAATCCGCTCTTCGTCGAGCGGCTCATGGGCTGGCCGCCCGGGCACGCGCTTTGCGATTGCTCGGCAACGGAGTTTGCCCTCTGGCGGCGGCGTATGCGTGGCGCTCTCTCGGCGCTGCCCTTGGCCTCCGGCCCGTTCCTCTGGATTCCGCCGATCGAGGCTGACCGGCCGGCCGAGCAACTCGACCTTTTCGGCGCGCCTTGATCGCCGCCCCGGCCCGTGGCACTCCGGGCCCGGGCTTCAACCGAAAGGGGAAATCATGATCCGACGTCTCGCTCTCCTCCCGCTCCTCCTCGCCGGCTGCGCGCCGCCGGGGTCGGTCGATCGGCTTTCGCTCGAATACCAGGTCGGCGAGGAGCTCATGATCGCGTGCACCGAGCGCGGCGAGCGGTGCGCGGAATGGCTGGAGTTCAAGCGGGGATGGGAGGAGGGCGTCTCCTACATGACGACATTCGAGAAGAGCCTCGCACAGCACAAGGCGCGCGTGGCGGCCGGCGGCGCGGTCTAAGCGCGTTGGCGCAACGCAAAGAAGGGCAATTGGATCTTTTTCAAACCCGTCTAACGTCGCTTGCGGTGTCGCTTCAGACCATCTCGCGCGACCTCTTCAACGTTGAGGTGATAATCTAAAGCTTCCCAGCCCTCGCCTGCGGCGTGGCGGTGGAGCATGTTGACCATTGCCCTTACCGCCTCTTCTTCGGGCCGGGCATCTAGAGCGGCCGCGTTATCAGCCACATACTGGCGACACAGGTTTGCAATTTCTTCTGCCATCACTCGTCTCCTTTGCCTAGGCTGTCAGTATCATTCGGCTTCTGCTCTGCCGGCTGCCGCAGCTTAGCGCTGAACCGCGCTTCGTCGTTGTCCTTTTGTAGCTGACGAGCGGCTTCTTTGAAGCGGTGGAGTTGGGGTTTCTCCGCGTTCCTGATTCGCCCCGTGCACCTTGCATTGTGCGAAATTCAAGTGGTATAATCGTCGCGTCTTATGCGCGCGTATGTGTAAAACATTGATAACGCAGCAAAAAAATTGCGTCAAAGAATTTGCATCGCATTGCGTTGACTCTCGGGCCGTTGCGCGCCAAGCTATATATTGCGAGGGTGATCTCGTGAGCTACAAGAGCAAGTAGGTCCCGTGGCGGAATTGGCAGACGCAGCGGTCTTTAAAACCGCGACCTTCCCAGGGTGTGCGGGTTCGAACCCCGCCGGGACCACCACTTAAGGAGAAACATATGGGAAAGAGCAATGCGATGAAGGCCTTGGAGGACAGGCTCTCGCGCATTCGGTCTGAGATGGAAAAGCTCCGCATCCAAGAAGAGCTCGTGTTGGACATGATGCGCGAAGAGCGTGGGGAGCCCGCACCCAAGAAGAGGGCCAAGCGGGCCAACGTGAAACGAACGGTGCTTGACCTTCTTACTGCCGTTGGAGCGGGAGGCCTTAACGCAGCCATAGCGGTTGATATGGCCGCAAAAGATGGCGTCGAACTTGAACGTGGGTCAGTCTCTTCGCTTCTTAGCCGTCTCAAGAATGAAGGCACAGTCACATACGACGGAGAGGTCTATCGCCTCAAGGAACACAGCAACAGGGGTGGCGAAGTCCACCCTCTTAGACTCCCGGGGGCTACCATGAGGTAAGTTCTCAGAGGAGCCGACCCTAACGCTTCGACTTTGGAGGGAAGAGCGTTAGGGCCGGATCACGTCCATAGAAGGAGAACCAACTATGGCGACTACGAGTGACGGAAAGACCGTCATCTTTCGGCCCTACATCACGACCAAGGATGGTCGAAGGATTTGGGCCAAGTGGTATGGCAAGAAGGCCTTCGCTATCGAAGTTGGGCCAGAGACCAACACCACCATCTGAGCTGAGGAGGGGCGGGAACGCCCCTTCTCTTTTTGAGGGCAGACACTAGCGACCGAAGCCACTACCTTCCCAGGGCTTTAGTCCACCACTCACGAATCATTATATTTGCGCTTGACTTGCGGTCCACCTGAGATTGCCGCAGATGACTCATTGCTACGCTTGCTAGTCTAAGAGGCGTAGGTCAGGCTCTTCCCTACAATCGATTGCAGGGCGATTGAAAAGCGATTGTGACGCTCTCAGCTTCATCCACACCGTTAGCGAAATGGAAGTCTAGCGGCCTCTTGCTATAATCGTCTCGACGAGCCGCGGCGCCCGGAAATCGGCCCGCGTGAAATCCCATCCCCTCGCGAGCAATCGGTCCGCGAGGTCCTCGGGCGCGAGCTTGCGGTAGCGGTTCGCCATGGCGGGCGTTTTCCAGCCCCCGAGGTCCATCAAGGCGCCGAAATCGCGCGTCGCGGCGTGATACCAGGTCGCCCAGGTATGGCGCAGGACGTGGGGCGTCACCTCGCGGGGATCGAGGTCCGCCGCCGCGACGACCTTCGCGAAGGCGGCGGCGATCTGGCCGCCGCCATTCTCGCGCAGGACGTAGGGCTCCCCCTTCGGCGTCCGGCAGACCGGCCCCTCCTCGGGGAGCGGCTCGGCGCGGAGGAGGTCGAGCGCCCGGCGGGGAAGCCGGATCATGCGGGGCTCGCCGTTCTTCGTCTCCGGAATCCAGACTTCGCCCGTCGCCTCGCGGATATCCGCCCGGGCGACGCGGAGCGCCTCGCCGGAGCGGAGCCCGCCGCCCAGCATGAGCGCGACCGGGCGGAGGGTGTGGGGCTGGAGCTCGCGCACGGCCGCGAGGAGCGCCTCGGCCTCCTCCGGCGTGATCCAGCGCACCCGGGCGCGGTCCTTCGCGCGCTTGCGGAAGCGTCGCGGCGGACAGAGATCGTCCTCGGCCGCCATGTTGACGACGGCCGAGACGGGGGTCACGAGTTGCCGGTCGATCGTGGCGGGGGCGCAATCCGGATAGAGCGCCTCGGCGGCCTCGCGGACCCAAGCGTTATTGACGTCGCGGAGGAGCGTATCGGGCCCGGCATAGCGGAGAATCCGATCGAGGAAGCGCGGGCTCCCGCCGGCCTCTACATAGGCGAGCGCGGCCTCGGCGAAGGTGATCGTCGCCTCGCGGCCGAGGCACTCCCGCTCCAGAATCTCGCGCTCTAGGCGGACCCTCTTCGCCTCGGCGAGGCGGCGCTCACTCGTTCCAGAGCTTTCATAAACGCTTTTTCCCGCGAGCTTGCCGCGGATGATCCAGTTTCCGCCCGGCTTCCGCCGGAAGAGCTTGAGGGCCATTTCTCTTCCCCTTCAACGAAGGCCCGGGCGAGGTCGCTCGGGCGAAACTTGATCCGCTTCCGGCCGCGGGTGCGGATCGTCGGGAGCGATCCCTCGGCCCGGAGCCGGTAGAGCCCGAAGCGGCTTGTCTCGATCCCGCGCTCGGCCAGCCACGCGACGGCCTCCTCGACGGTCAAGAGCTGCTCGTCGAGGAGGCCGGTCGGATCGGGGATCGCCGCGATCATCGGCGGAGCACCCAAAGCAGCGTGGCCGAAGTTGGGAGCCCGAAGGGCCAGCCCCAGAGCGTGACGGCGATCGGCTGGAGCGACCCGGGTGCCTCTCCCGTTGCGGCATGGCGCAGCGCCGCGCCGATCGAGAAGGCGACGAAGGCGGCCGTCGCCGCGGCGCAATGGCGCACCAGGTCGCCCAGGCCGCGCGGTGCGGCGGGCGCATGGCCGGGATTAAAACCCCCTGTCTTTCTGTTGTTTGTTCCATCTTTGTTCATGTCTGGCACCTCCTGCAAGGTGCCAATATCACAATAACTTGTGACAATCAAATAATAAGGTGAGTTGCGTTGGTGTGCGTTTCTTGCCAGTTATCCGGGCCATCCGGTGCGAGCGATCCGCGCGCGCGGGTGATTAACGATTTGTGGGGGTGTAGTGTCATGGCTGAAAGGTCCGAGTATATCGAGCAAATCCACGAGATCACGCGGGGCTGGAGTGACGAGGCTCTCTATGCTCTTGCGCGTGATCTCAAGCGTCGTGATCCCGTCCCGGGGCCGGTCGAGCCGACAGATTCTTGACCGTTGCTGCGAGCTCTTCCGGGGAAAGCTCTGAAAGCACCTTTTGGAGTTCCAGGCGCCCGGGTGTGACGCTTCCGGGGGTGTGCAGAATTCCGATCGGGATATCGAGCACGTCGCAGACCCGTAGGAGGTTCGCGTAGGAGATCGAGCTCTTCCCACGAAGAAACGCGCCGAGCGCGTTCACGCTGAGATCGGCCGCCCGGGACACCTCGGCGGCCGTCGTTTCCCGGATCGCAATCGCAATCCGGAGGTTTTGCCGTGCCGTCTGGATGCGCGCTTCGTTCGTCTCGTTACTCATTGACCGTTTCCCTTGCTGCATGGTCGCCGTTTCCGGGCGTATGCGCGCACAAAATAATGGGAAGCGCACCATGTCCAAAGGTGAGGTATTCCAGACGCGAGAAAATGTGTTGACGGCCGCGGAATTCACAACATAGGGTGAGCGTCACAATTATTTGTGACGAGGCACCCGTGACAGAGAACCCGAACACCCTTCCAGATGCGGCCAGGTTCCGCGCTTGGCTCGCTGATTCGATGCGGGCGGCCGGCCTTCCTGCCTCCCGCCTGTCTCTCCGCTCCGGGCTTTCCGTGAATACGGTCGGCCGAATTCTCAACGCGGAGTCGGACCTCACGCTCGGAACGGCCGCGAAGCTGGAGCGCACGCTCCGGGCTCTCGCCGCCGAGGCGGACGTCGAGCTTCCCGCGCTCGTGTCGGGCGTGCCGTCATGAGCGACGATCTCCTCCTCTCGCGCCTCTCGCCGGCCGAGCGCCGGGCGATGGAGGCGCTCGCCGTCGAGGCTGGATTTCCCGCGCAGGAGATCGCCGCGGAAATGGTCGCGGCATATCTGCGCCTTGTCCTCGACGCCCCCCGGGCGCTCCCGGATCGCCCGCTCCTCGGCCTGATCCGCCGCGCGAAGGCGCGCCGCCATGGATAGGCCGCTCCCCCTCAACACCCGGAGCACGCCGGCCGGGGATCGCGACTATTTCCCGACCCCGCCTTGGGCGACCCGGGCGCTCTGCGAGGCGCTCTCCGGGCGCGGGCTTCTTTTCGGCTCGACCGTTTGGGAACCCGCGTGTGGCGAGGGCTACATGAGCCGGCCGCTCGGCGAGTATTTCCGCGAGGTTCGCTCGACCGATATCGAGGATTGTCGCGACGCCTTTCCGGATCAGGACGGGGTGGTCGATTTCCTTCTTGACTGGCCGGACCCCAGCGCCCCGCCGGCCTCTGACTGGATCGTGACGAATCCGCCTTTCAACCGGGCCGAGGAGTTCTTCGAGCTCGCCTATCGCCGCGCCCGGGTCGGCGTGGCCTTCTTCGTTAAGCAACAGTTCCTAGAGGGGATCGGCCGATATCGCTCGATCTTCTCCCGGCATTGGCCGCGCCTGATCCTGCAATTCGCCGAGCGGGTGCCGCTGGTGAAAGGCCGGGTCGATCCAGAGGCGGGCACAAATCAGGCTTATATCTGGATCGTTTGGATCAAGCGCGATCGCTTCGGGGCGCTCGACCTCGATCCGCACGCCGCCCCCGAATTCGGCTGGATCGGGCCTTGCCGCAAGCGGCTGGAGCGCCCCGACGACTATCCCGCCCCCGCACCCCCGGCGCCGAGCGCGCCGACCGAGCTCCTCGCCCTCATGGGCGAGGCCCCCGCGGCCGCGGCCGCTTCGCACGAGGAGAGCAACCCGTGACAATCCAAGACAGAACCCCCGCCCCCGCCGATCTCGGCCGCGAACGCGCGCGCCGTGTCCTCCCGTCCCTCCTGCATCCCGGCGCGCTCCTGATCGCCGCCCCGGGGCTTCCGAGGGCGAGCGTCGTCGTCGCCGCCGGCGATGCCGTGGAAACCGTCGAGTCCTTCGACGTGGCGATCGTGGACGATCTCGCCGCGGCCGGCTGGGTCGAGCTCATCGATCCGGGCGCGACGCTTGCGCAATACCGGATCACGCCCGCGGGCCGCGGCGCCGCCAAGGGCGCGGACCGCGATCCCGCTCTCGGCGACAATGGCGCCGAGTCGATCGACCCGCTCGACCGGCTCCGCCGCAGCGACTCCCATCCGCTTCGCCGGCTGACCGATCGCGAGCTCGCCGCCGCCGCCCATGTGCGCGCGCTTCACGCCGCCGCAGGCTTCGAGGCCGAGGAGCTCCTCGCGGAGTGGCAATCCTTCCTTGACGAGGGGGAATGGCCGGGCGATCTCGACGGCCTGCCCGATCCGGTCGCCTTCGCGCGCTCGCGCTTGCGCGGCCTTCTCGCCGAGCTCGGGCCCGATCTCGGGTGCTCGGTTGCGCGCGTGGTGTGCCTCTGGCACCTCCTGACCCGTTTCGAGTCCGATATGGGGCTTCCGGCCCGCTCCGGGAAGGCGATCGTCAAGGCCGCGCTGCGCCGCGTCGCCCGCCATGTCTCCGCCCTTCCGCCGCGCGGCGCGTCGCGGGCGCTCTGCGGCGATCTCCCCGCTCCCTCGCGCATCCGTGCCGAGATCATGGCGCGCCCGGAGGGCGAGCGGCTCGATTACGCGATCGAGCTCCTCGAATACATCGCCGGCCCCGACGAGATCGACGCGACCCGGCTCGCCGAGCTCGGCCTTCGCCTCTCCCCGGCCCAGGTCCGACTCCTCGCCGCGCTCGATCGCCGCCGCGGCCGGCCCGTGAGCCGCGAGGCGCTCGGCGCCGCCGGCGCGTCGCGGCGGTCCCTCTCCGAGGACGAGGGGCCGAAGGAGAACGTCCTCGACGTGCACGTCTCCCACCTTCGCAAGCGTATCCGCGAGGCCGGCCTTCCGATCGAGATCAACGCGGTCTGGGGCTTCGGCTATCGGCTCGACGCGCCGGCCGATCTCGATCTCGGCCTCGTGCCGCTCACGATCTGATCGCTCTTCTGTCCCCCTCGAAACACGAAAGGCGCTTTCCATGGCGAAATCAATCAACCGCGTGCAGCTCCTCGGGCACCTCGGCCGCGATCCGGAGGTCCGATCCTTCCCGAATGGCGGCAAGGTCTGCAATTTCCGCTTGGCGACCTCCGACAGGTGGAAGGACCGCAACACCGGCGAACAGCGCGAGCGGACCGAATGGCACACGATCGCGATCTTCAATGAGGCGCTTGTCCGGGTCGCGGAGCAATACCTCCGCAAGGGCTCGAAGGTGCTCGTCGAGGGGCGGCTCGAAACGCGGAAATGGCAGGACCAGAGCGGACAGGACCGCTATTCGACCGAGATCGTCCTCCGCCCCTACAATGGCGACTTGATCCTCCTCGACGGCCGATCCGGGCAGGGCGACGGCGGCGGCTATGGTGGCGCCGGGGCCGGCTACGGCGGCCCGGATGATCGCGGCCCCGCCGCGTCGGGCGGGCCGGGGCCGGGGCCGGCCGGCGATCTCGACGACGAAATCCCCTTCTGAGGGCGCGGCCATGGGCTCCGATCCGAGGATCGAGATCGCGAAGGCAATGCCCATGCGGGAGGTGATCGAGCGCCTCCCGCTGGAGGGGCTCCGGCGCGACGGGCGCGAGCTCGTCGGGCCCTGCCCGCGCTGCGGCGGGCGGGACCGTTTCGGGATCAATCTCGATCGCGGTCTCTTCCTGTGCCGGGTCTGCGGCGCCAAGGGGGACGGGCTCGACCTCGCGCAGCATGTTCTAGGCTGCGATTTCAAGGGCGCGCTGGATCACCTCGCCGGCGCCGCGATCGAGGTCGATCCCGCCGAGCTCGCGCGCCGCAAGGCTCGCGCCCGGGCCGAGCGCGCCCGGCAGGAGGCCGAGGCCGCCCGCTATCGCGAGGCCGCGATCCGCGACGCCGCGACGATCTGGAGCTCCGCCAGGTCGCCGGCCGCCTCGCCCGTGGTCGAATATCTCGCCGCCCGTGCGATCCGGCTCCGCGAGCTCCCGAAATCGCTCCGCTTCAAGCCGGATCACCCCTATGTGCGCAAGATCGGCGGGCGGCTCGTCACGCTGCACCGCGGCCCCTGCATGATCGCCGCGATCCAAGGGCCGGACGGGAGGCTCGCGGCGGTGCATCAAACATGGATCGATCTCTCCAAGCCCTCGGCGAAGGCCGAGATCGTCGATCCGGAGACGGGCGAGGCGTTCCCGGCGAAGATGGTCCGGGGCTCGAAGAAGGCCGGCGCGATCCGTCTCGGCGGCGACCCGTCCGCCGGCGTGCTCGTGATGGGCGAGGGGATCGAGACGACCCTCTCGGCGCGCGTTATCGCCCCTCTCGGTCCCGCGGTCTATTGGGCGGCCGTCGATCTGGGCAACATTTCCGGCCGGATGCTTCCGCCGCGCAACTCGGGCCAGCCCGACCCCGCCGACGATCGCGCCTTCGTCCCGCCGCCATGGGTGCGGCGGCTCGTGCTGATCCAAGACGGCGACAGCGATCCCGAAGCGACCCGCGCGAAGCTCCTCTCCGGGCTCCGCCGCGCGCAATCCGCGATCCCCGGCCTCGCCGGCGAGATCGTGCATCCCGGCGCCGGCCGGGACCTTAACGACCTATTGCGAGAGCTCGGCGACAAGCCGGGCCGGACCGAGGAGAGCACAACGTGAAGATGGACGCGAGAGACGCGCTCGCCCGGGCCTTCGAGGAGGCCGAGCAATTCCCGCCGGCCGATTCCGGCGGGCCCGGAGCGATCCCGCCCGACCCGCAGGAGGAGCCGATCGAGTCGCGATGCGCGGCGCTCCCGCTGAACGACTACGGGAACGGGCAACGCTTCCTCGCGCATTTTGGCGAGGATTGCCTCTTCGTCCCGCGCGTCGGCTGGCACCGCTGGACGGGCCAGGTCTGGCGGCTCGACGAGGACCGGATCGACGTCCGCGCGCTGGCGCATCGGATCGGCGAGCGCATCCTCGCCGAGCTCCCGTGGATCGCGCTCGAAGATTGGGAGCGGTCCGCGATCGAGGCCGAGGAGCGGGCGAGCGAGGAGCTCGAAGCCCTCTATCGGAAGGACGACCCCACGCGGGCCGATCGCCGTCGGATCAAGGAGCTAGAGGAGCTCGTGAAGGAGGGGAAGGAGGCGCGGAAGGCGCTCGGCGCTCGCAAGCGGTCGCATCGGGCGCACGCCAAGAGCTCGGGGAACACGGCCGCCATAAACAACATGCTCACCGAGGCGAGCGTCTCGGTCGCCGTGCCGCTCAATCGCCTCAACGCGGACCCGCTCGTCGTCAACACCCGCTCGGGGCTGATCCGCTTCCGAAAGGCGGTCGATCCGCACGAGGCGGCGTGGGCGAAGGACGGCGAGGAGGTCCCGGAGCGGTGGGGTTTCGAGCTCCTCCCGCATGATCGCGAGCACCTCGTCTCGAAGATGATCGCGGCGGACTATGACCCGGGCGCGGCGGCTCCGACCTTCGAGCGGTTCCTCGCGCGTATCCAGCCGGACCCGGAGCGCCGGGCGTTTCTCAAGCGGTGGTTCGGCTACACCCTGACCGGGCTCACGACCGAGCAAAAGCTCCTCTTCGCCCATGGCGGCGGGCGAAACGGGAAATCGACCCTCGTCGATCTGATCGCCGAGATCATGTCGGATTATGCGACGACGGTCCCGATCGAGAGCCTCACGGGCGCCGAGCAACGCAAGGGATCGGACGCGACGCCCGACCTCGTGCGCATCCCCGGCGCCCGGATGGTCCGCGCCTCGGAGCCGGAGCAGGGCCAGAGGATGCGCGAGGCGATCGTCAAGGCCCTGACCGGCGGCGAGCCCGTCTTGATCCGGCGGATGCAACAGGAATTCGTCGAGGTGACGCCGGAATTCAAGCTCACGATCTCGGGCAATCACAAGCCGGAGATCAGGGGCGACGATGATGGAATCTGGCGGCGGGTGATGCTCCTCCCCTTCGACGAGCAAATCCCCGAGGAGGAGGTCGATCCGCTTCTCCCGCGCAAGCTCCGGGCCGAGGCGTCCGGGGTGCTGAATTGGATGATCGAGGGCGCCGTCGAGTGGCTGGAGGGCGGGCTCCAGGTCCCGGCCGCGATCTCAGAGGCGACGCGCGTTTACCGCGAGGAGAGCGACCCGCTCCGGGTTTTCCTCCTGACGCAATGCCATGTGACCGGCCGCGACTCCGACGAGCTCCTCGCGCGCGATCTCGTGGACGGCTTCCGGCTCTGGATGGAGGACACCGGGAACGAGCCTTGGGGGAAGCGCGCCGTTTCCATGCGCCTCGCCAAGGCGGCCGGCATGTTCAAGCACCCGGAGACGGGCGCGACCTTCGCCGCCCGCAAGAAATCCGATTCCTACTATGTCGGGATCGGATTCCTCCCGGAGATCGCCGCGCGCCTCGCGCTGCGTCGGGATCGCGACGCCGGCTATCGCTGATGGCCGGGCCCTGTCACCTCTGCGGCGCGGCCTCCGCGCCCTTCGGCTTTCGTCGGCCCGGGCTCTATACGGAGCTCCGGCCGGAGGAGCGCCGCTATCTGCGGGCCTGTGCGGCGTGCCGCGATGCGGCCGAGGCGCGGTGGCGGAAAGCGTTCAGCTTGAAGGATCAGCCGCGCCACTGTTCGCAGGGCGAGAAGAAGTCGCGTTGCCGAAAGTCGCCATCTACCACAACGCCCCCGAACATTGAAAACCCGACATAGCCGCCCATGGCGTTCTTTCCGTTTACTTCGCCGCAGACGCGCCGCTCGTGCTGGCCGTTGGCGAGTGTAACGTCAACGACTCTCAGGTTGCGAAACTGCGCGCTATTGGGGTCGAGGAAATCCCGCGTCACTTCGGCCTTGATCTCGGACACCAGAGTCGGGCTGGGCTTCACGGGGCTTGATTGCTCGATCTCGGCGAATTGCACGCAGCCGGCAAGGCCGGCCAGGGCAAAAGCATACACGGGGCGCATTCTCTCTCCTGTCGTCTGTAGTCGCGGCCAGCGCGGCCGGGCCTGTCTGCCAAACGCGCGCGGCCTTGTCACGCCCGAAGCGGCCGGGTGCCCGCCCTGTGTTGACTTATTCAGTCGTGGGGCCTATCGTTTCGTAGTGCCGGACGCATCCGGCGCCGGGATTGGCCTCCCGCAGTGACTTAGGCGCTCGCAAAGTCGCGCCGTTTCGGTGCGGCTTTTTTATGGTCGGGCGGGGCAGGAGCTCCTTCGGGGGCGCCGCTTCCTAAGGGCGGTAAGGCCAATCCTGTTCCGTCCGGCCACCCGGGATTGGTCTCCCTTCGGTCGGATCAAACTGACCTTAGGAGAACGCCATGAGTGCCGCACATAAACTGACCCCCGCCGCCGAAGCCCTGACCGCACTGATCTACAAGGCCCAAATGCAGGCACGCACTCTGCGCCTTGCCGGTCAGGGCGCGGCCGATCTTTCGCCCGAAGAGTTCTGCGAAATGGTCGGCGCCGCCGCCTCGATTCTGGAAGATATCCTTGCGGATGCGACTGCTCACTCCGATACTTTGTGCGCTGACATTTTCGCCACGCACCCCGCGGTGCGGGCGGCGCGCCGTGCGCAGGAAAGGGCGGGGGCGTGAGCGTGGCGGCCGAGGTTCCCGCCCGCCAGCCGGTTGTGTTCGCCAGGAATGGTGGCGTGTTCGCCAGCAGCCGGGACGTGGCCGCGTTCTTTGGTAAGCGGCATGACAACGTATTGCGGGATATCGAGAGGCTGATCTCGGAAGAGCCCGCGTTGTTGTTGGGGCCACTCCTCAAATTTGAGGAGTCGTTCATAGAGGTGGAGACCGGCAACGGGACAGCAAGGCGATTCCGCGTATTTGAAATGACGCGGGACGGGTTCACCCTTCTTGCAATGGGGTTCACCGGCCCGCGTGCCTTGCGCTGGAAGCTGTGCTATATTGAGGCGTTCAATCGCATGGAGGCGGCCTTGCAAGGCCAGGCCGCCGCCGCCTCTGTTGCCCCGGATGGATTGGAGCAGGCTCTTTCCGCCTGCCGCGAAGTTCGGTTGACCTGGGGGCGTCGTGCTGCTCAGGACTTCTGGTCCACGAGCGATCTCGTCGGCCTTTACGATCCTGCCAAGCATCACGCCACGCAGGTTTGCGGCGATGGCGACGACCCCTTGCGCGTGTTCCTGTCCACGCAATGCGTCGTGAGCGGAGATAGGGATGATGTTCTGCTTGCCCGCGATCTGATCGCCCGTTTCCGCGCATGGCAGGTCGAGCGGGGCCTTCCCGCCTGGGGACGACGCCGCGCGCAGATCAGGCTTGCGGCGCTTTCCGGCGTTTATCGCGACCCCGAGAGCGGCGCCACCTTTTGCCCTTTCAAGAGTTCGGACAGCTATTACCGCGGCATTGCTTGGCGCTGACCGCCTGCCGCCTGCTCTGGATCGTCCCGTCTCTCCCACGCCCTCGGCCGCCGCGAGGCGGGACGATCGGCAGGGCCGGCTTTTCTGATCCATCGCTCCCGGCGGCGCTGCCACGACCGCCCCGCCAGATCGGCGCCGCCGCCTCGGCCCGGCGCCTCCCGCGCGGCTTCGGCCGCCCCCTTCCCCCATGCCAGAGAAGCGCGATCTCGGTCCGTTGATCCCGTCACGGGATTGAGCGCGGGAGCGAAAAAAGGCGTTGATCCCATGGAAAGTCTATCAAGGACAATGGTTTAGGATGCCTGCGGGATTGACGGGAGCGAAATTCCCGGGGCTCTTCATATGTGTGCGCGGGGTGCGGGGAGCCGGGTTTTTCTTTTATGCGTTATGTCGGATTCTCGATCCCGTCGATCCCGTAGATCAGAAAAAAGAAATAAAAACAGGAATCTGGGTGCGCTGGGGTTGATTTTGTCGGTCCCGTTTCGGTCCCGCGTCGATCCCGTAAATCCCGAAATCAGGGGCTAAAATCACAATATCTTGTGATGTATTGTGCCGGGGAGCACCAAAAGGAGCGGAGAGCATGATCCGGACCCATTCCACGCCGCGGGGCCTCGTTGCGTCCCTGACCCTCGACATACTCGCCGCCGCCGCGGCGTCCCGGCAGGGCGCGGGCGACGGCGCAGGCGAGCGCCCCGCGTCGGGCCTCGCCCGCGATCCCGTCGTCCTCGGCGAGGTGGTGGAGCTCCGCCGCACGCCGGACGGCCGCCAGGTTGAGGAGCCCTTGACCGAGCCGGGCACCCGGACCGCGCTGCGCCGGGAGCCTCCGATCCTCGCCAAGCTCTCGCGCCATGATGGCCGCCGCCTTGCCGCGCTGGCCTATGCGTCCGCGGTCGAGCGGGTCGGGGCCGTCCGCGGCGCGTCGCTCGGCCCGGAGGCGCCCGGCGGATCGTCCGCCGAGGTGCCGGACGGCGGCGCGGCGACGCGGGCGCAGCAGGCCGGAATGGTCCGCCTCGCGCGCGGCACGGTCAACCGCTGGAAATGGTCGCGCGCCCGGCGGGCCTATGTCGAGGGTCCGGCGCGCGTGATCCTCCGCCCCAGCCGCGGCGCCGCTCGCCCGATCACCGCGACCGAGCTCCTCGACGCGATCGCGATAGAGGGCCTCGACATGGCGGCGATCTTGCGCCGCGCCGGCTGGAGCGCGCACTCGAAGCACCGCAAGGCCCTGACCGAATCGGCGGCGGAAATGCTGACCGACCTCGCCGACGCGATGGGCTACGGCAACCGGGTTTCGCGCCCTTGATGTCACCCGGCCGCGGTTTTCTTGACGGCTCGTGTCGCTCTCGTCTAGCGAGTCGAGCAACGTCGCGGATCGCGGCCGTTCGGGGCTCTTGCTCTCCTCGTCTCGCCCTCGCCCCGGGCCCATGCGATCCGCGACGTCCTTCCCGCCAGATCGAGGAGCGCAGGACATGGCGAGCGATCCGCGCCCGTGGCGGCGCCTCTACAAAACCGCGGCATGGCGCCGGCTCTCGACGGCGCAGAAGGAGCGAGAGCCGCTTTGCCGTCTCTGCCTGAAACGCGGTTTCGCCAATGACGGGAGCCTCACCTCCGCAGGCGCGCCCCAGAGCAACCCACGCCGCCGCCACGTCGTCGCGGATCACATCGTCCCGCACAAGGGCGACGAGGCGCTCTTCTACGATCCGGACAACCTGCAAACGCTTTGCCCTGACGATCACGATCGGAACAAGCAGCGCGAAGAGGTGAAGGGTTTTTCCGAGGAGCGCGGCGCCGATGGCTGGCCCCTCGACCCCCGCCACCCTGCCAACAGGTAGCGCGGCCTCCCGCGCCGCGCGCTTCGCGCAGACCCCGGGGGGAGGGGTCGAAGCGCCACCCGCCCGCCAGAGGACCGGAGGAGGAGCCTTTTTTCGCGCCGAGCGGAAATTGAATAGAGTTCTCCACATGAGAGGGATTGCCACATGAAGGGCCGTAAACCCAATGGGAGCGGCGCCGTCGTCCCCATGCGGGAGGACGGCGCGGCGCCTCACAATCTGGCCGAGCGCGCCCGGTCGCGGATGCTGGAGCTTGAGCCGGGCGACATGAATCCCGATCACCGGGAAATCTACCGCCGCCTCGCGCTCCCGCTCTGCCACCCGACGCGGGATCGGCTCAACGAGGCGAATATTTTCATGTTTCACCAGCTCGTCCGCGTCGTCGCGCGGCACGAGCGACTCCTCCTCGTGATCGAGGAAGAGGGCGAAACCTACACGACGAAAACCCGGGACGGCGAGCAACAGAAAGCCCGCCCGGAGGTCGCCCAGGTCAACGAAACCTTCCGCCAGATTCGGGCCCTCGCCGGCGAATTCGGCATGACGCCCGCGACCGAGCGGAGCCTCACGGCGCCGGGTCAACTCGGCTTCAACTTCAACGATCCTGACGGGACGGGGGATTACCTGACATGAGCCGCGCACACCGGACCGCGGCCGCCGCGGACCCGGTGACGGCGTGGGCCGAGAGCGTGGTCGCCGGGGAGGTGGTCGCGGGGCCCTATATCCGCGCCGCCGCGGCGCGCCACCTTCGCGACCTCGAAGAGGGGCCCGCCCGTGGCCTCGTTTGGGACCTCGACGCGGCGCTCCGCGCGATCCGTTTCTTCCCGAAGATGCTCCGCCTCAACGGCGGACAGTTCGAGGGCCGTCCGTTCAAGCTGCACCCGTCGCAGGCGTTCCGGGTCGGGTCTCTCTTCGGCTGGAAATGGGCGGACGATCACCCGAGCCCGGTCCTTCGCGGGACGCGCCGCTTTCGCCGGTTCTACGACGAAGAGGGGAAGGGGAACGGGAAGAGCCCGCTAATCGCCGGGATCGGTCTTTATATGCTGATCGCGGACGGCGAGGCCCGGGCCGAGGTTTACGCCGCCGCCTCGAAGAAGGATCAGGCGCAAGTCATGTTCCGCGACGCCGTGGCGATGCGGGACCAGTCGCCGGCGCTCTCGCGCGTCGTCTCGGCGCAGGGCGAGAATCCGGTCTGGCAATTGACCTATACCGGCCGGGACGGCGGGAAACGCATCTTCAAGCCGATCTCGGCGGAGGCCGGGCAATCGGGCCCACGCCCGCATTGCGCGCTTTGCGACGAGGTGCACGAGCACCGCTCGCGGGACGTTATCGACATGCTGGAGAGGGGCTTCAAGTTCCGCCGGCAACCGCTCCTCGTCATGGCGACGAATAGCGGGACCGATCGGCGCTCGATCTGTTTCGAGGAGCACACGCACGCGATCAACGTCGTGACCGGCGTCACCGACGACGATACGACCTTCGCTTTCGTTTGTTCGCTCGACGAGGGCGACGATTGGGAAAGTGACCCGTCGTGCTGGATCAAGGCAAACCCGCTCCTCGGCCATACGATCTCGGAGGAGTTCCTCGCCGGCGAGGTGAAGAAGGCCCGCCAGATGCCGGGCAAGCGGAACGGGATCGCCCGGCTCCATTTCTGCCAGTGGACGCAATCCGTCACGGCCGCGATCAAGCGCGAGACGTGGCTCGCGGCTCACGGCGAGGTCGATCCCGAGGAGCTCACCGAGAAGGGCTTCCCGTGCTTCGGAGGGCTCGACCTTTCCCAGGTCCGCGACTTCTCGGCGCTCACGCTCGCGTGGCTCGTCGATCCTACGAAGGACGCCGAGCGGCTCGTCGCGAAAACGTGGTTCTGGACGCCGGGCGATACGCTCCTCGATCGCGCCGCCCGCGACCAAGCGCCCTATGATCTCTGGACGGATCAGGGCTTTATCGAGGCGGTCCCGGGCGAGCGGCTCAAGTATGCGTGGCTCGCCGACGCGATCGGCCGGATCAACGCGCGCTTCTCGCCGGTCGCGATCGCGGCGGACCAATACGGACTCGAGAGGTTGACCGAGAACCTCACCGAGGCCGGGATCACGATCCCCGCGGAAATCCATCCGCAGGGCTACCAAAAGCGGATTCTGGAGAAGGACCCGAACGCCCCGGAGGGCGCGAAGGAAATCTTCCTCTGGATGCCGGACTCGATCAACAAGCTGGAGGAGGCGCTCGGCGACGGGCGCTTGACCGTCGAGCGGAATCCGCTCCTCGACTCCATGGCGGCCTCGGTCACTTACGCCGAGAATCGGACCGGACACCGCATGTTCGACAAGGAGAAGGCTCACGGCCGGATCGACGGGATGGTCTCGCTCGCGATGGCGGTCGGGATGGCGCTTTGCCGCGAGCGGAGCGGCGATCCCGTGTCGCCTTGGGCGGACGCAACCTTTTCGCTGGAGGATTCCCTATGGGATTGAAGAACCTCTTCCGCCGCGCGCCGGCAACCCGCGCGGCCGAGGCCGAAGCGGAGCTCCGCGCCGCGGTCCAGTTCGATCCGGGCTTCGAGGGGCTCCTCCGGATCATCGGCGCCGAGGGGGCCTCGGAGCACGTCTCTTTCAATGAGGCGATCTCGCTCCCTCCGGTTTTCGCGGCGATCAACTTCCTGAGCTCCTCGCTCGCCGCGCTCCCGGTCGCCGTCTATCGGCGGCGGGGGCCCGGCGAGCCCGACGAGCGGGTCGATCACCCGGTCGCCGCCCTTCTCAACGTCGCGGCCAACGATACGACCCCGGCGATCGAGCTCCGCCAGGTCGCGCACGCCGAGCAATTCGGGCCGGGGCGCGGCTATATCTACATAGAGCGCGACCGGACCGGTCTCCCGATCAACCTCTTCCCGCTGGAATATGACCGGACCGCGGTCCGCCGCGACGGCCGCGGCCGGGTCTTTTTCGACTACACCCGCGCGGACGGCCGCGTCGTCACCTATCCGGCGGCCGACGTGATCGACCTCGCTTTCTCCCGGCGGGCCGATCTGATCTCGTCGCGAAACCCGGTTCTGACATGCGCCGGGGCGATCCGGCAGGGTTTGAACGCCTCGCGCTATGCCCTGACGGTTTTCGGGAAGAACGGGATTCCGCCCTATGTGCTGGAGGGCGCCATGCCCTCCGGCGACGCGGCGCGTCGGGCGTCCGACGACGTGGCGAAGGTCGCGCGCCGGCAGGCCGAGGAAGGGAAGCCGATCCTCCCGATCCCCGCCGGCTTCAAGCTGACCCGGCTCGGCGACGATCCGGAAAAGATGCAGTTGACTCCGGTCCAGATTTTCACGGTTCAGCAGGTCGCGCGGATTTACAACCTCCCGCCGGTTTTCCTGCAAGAGCTCTCGACCGGGACCTTCGCGAACACCGAGCAACAGGACCTTCACCTCGTCAAGCACACGCTCTCGAAGCGGGCCCGCCAGAGCGACGCCGAGCTTTCCTTGAAGCTCTTCGGGCGCGATTCCGACCTCTACGTCCGGAGCGATCTCGACGAGCTCGCGAAGGGCGTTTTCAAGGACCGGATCGAGGCGCTCGCCCGGGCTGTGCAGACCGGGCAACTCACGCCGAACGAGGCGCGCGAAATGTCCGGTCGCGAGGCGCTGGACGGCGGCGGTCAACTCTTCATGCAATCCGCGACGATCCCGATCACGCTTATCGAGGACAAAATCCGCGCCGAGATCGCGCGCGGGGTTTCGTCGCCCCAGCCCCCGGAGGACACCGAGGAATGACGAAACAAGAGCGCGAGGTCCGGGCAGGGCTCCCGATCGAGGTCCGCGAGGCGGGCGAGGCCGAGGCCGACGCGGTTCGCGTCTCCGGCTATGCGGCCGTTTTCAGCGAGCCGGCAATGATCGGCGATTTCTTCGAGGAGGTGATCGCGCCCGGCGCCTTCGCCGAGGCGCTCAAGCGCGGCGACGATACGGTCTTTCTCGTCAATCACCGGGATTTGCCGCTCGCGCGCACGAGCTCGGGGACGCTCCGGCTCGCCGAGGATGCGCGCGGGCTCCGGGTCGAGAGCGAGCTCGATCCCGACGATCCCGACGTGAAGCGGATCGTCCCGAAGATGAAGCGAGGCGACCTCTCGAAAATGTCCTTCGCCTTCCGCGCCGTGCGGGAGGAGTGGGACGATAGCGGCGAGGTCCCGCGGCGCACGATCCACGAGGTCGAGCTCTTCGACGTCTCGATCGTGACGGAGCCGGCCTATTCCGGGACCGAGATCGGCCTTCGGTCTCTGGAGGCCGCCCGCGCCGATCGGAGGCCGGACGCCGGCCAGGTCGCAGCCCGCCTCGCGCGGAAGGCGCGCCTCGCCGGGCTCTGACCCGGCCGGCGACCCCGCCGCCCCACGCTGACGAAGGCCGCCCCCGGGCGGCCTTTTTCGTGCGGCCTCCCCGCCGCCCTTCCCCCTGCGATCGAAACCCCAAGCGCCCCGCCGGGGGAGGGGCGCGTTTCTGAAAAGGAAAGGCTTGGAAATGTCCAAGATCAAGGAGCTCCGCGAGGAGGCGAAGCGGCTCGAAACCGAGGCCCGCTCGAAGCTCGACGCTGCCGGCGCCGAGAAGGACGCCGACAAGGCCGCGGCCTTCGAGGCCGAATTCGATTCCCTGATGGATCGCCGCGACTCGCTCGTGAAGCAGGCGGACCGGCTGGAGCGGTCCGACGAGGCGCGCCGGGAAATGGAGGAGATCGAGGAGCGCGGCGCCCGCGAGGCGCGCGAGTCGCGCCGCCCGACCGCGGCCTCCGATTCCTTCGCGCCCGGCGCGCACGCGGACAGCGACGAGTATCGCGAAGCCTTCCGCGACATGCTCGCGGCCGGCGGCGATCTCTCGGCGATCCCGCAGGAGGCGCGCGACATGCTGCGCGCGAATTTCGCGAAGATCGACCAGCGCGCCCAGGCCGGCGCGACGGGCGCGACCGGCGGCTTCACCGTCCCGACGACCCTCGCGCGCGAGATCAATATCGCGATGGCCGCCTATGGTCCCATGTGGGACGAGGACGTCGCGACGGTCATGGTCACGGGTGACGGCGCGCCGATCGTCCTTCCCAAGATCGACGACACCGCCGGCGAGACGGCCGCCCATACCGAGGGCAACTCGCTCGCCGACGACGGGTCGGGCGACGTGACCGTGACGAAGGAGGACCTCCTCGCCTACACCCGCGCGACGCCGTGGATCACTTGGAGTTTCGAGCTCGCGCAGGATTCGGGCTTCTCGTGGGAAGCGATCCTCGCCCGCCTCATCGCCAAGCGCGCGGGCCGGAAGGCGAATACCGAGCTCACGGTCGGGACCGGCGTCGGCCAGCCGCTCGGGTTCATGACGGCCTCGGTCGAGGGCAAGCTCGCGGCGTCGAATTCGGCGCTCACCTTCGACGAGGTGATCGACCTCTTCCACTCGGTCGATCCCGCCTATCGCATGGGTCCGAAGGTCGGTTTCCAGATGCACGACCAGACCGTGAAGCACGTCCGGAAGCTGAAAAACGCGAACGGCGATTACATCTGGAGCGACGGCGACGTGACCCGCGGCGTCCCCCCGACCCTCCTCGGCAAGCCGGCGCGCTTCAATCAGGCGATGGATCAGATCGGCGCCTCGAAGAAGCCGATCGCCTTCGGCGATTTCGGCGAGTTCTACGTCCGGAAGGTGGGGAGCCCGATGATCGGGATCGCCCGCGAGAAGTTCTTCCCGAATCTCGGGATCGCCGGCGTCGTGCGCTACGACGGCGGGATCGGCACGCCGGGCGCGATCAAGCACCTCGCCACGCCGGCCTGATAGGGGCCGGGTCGGGCGGGCGGCCTCCGGGCCGCCCGCCCCTTTCCGCTGGAGAATGACGACATGAAGCCGACGAGATATCTCGCGACGGTCAGCGCCTCGGGCCCGGCCGTCGATCTGACGGAAGGTCACGAGGTCACGCTCTCCGATGCCGCGATCGCCGCCGATCTGGAGCGCGCGGGCTACGTCGTGAAGCTGACGAAGGGCCTCACCCTCGCGCGTGCGAAGGAGATCGCCGCCGCCCGTGTTGCGGAGGAGGCGCAAGAGTTCAGGACGGCCGCGCGCGCTGCCATTGCCGCCCGGCGCGCCGCCCGGAAGGCGGCCCTCGCCCAGGCCGCCGCCCCCGATCCCGCGGCGGAGTAACCCGAAGCACCGGAGCCCGGACCCATGCCAACGCGCCAGACGACACCGCCCGCCGCGCTCCCCGTCACCCGGGAAGAGCTCAAGGCTCACTTGCGGATCACCTCGACGGCCGAGGACGATCTCCTCGACGGCTGTCTCGCCGCCGCGATCGACGAGATCGACGGGACCGGGCTCCTCGGCCGCGCCATGATCTCGGCGAGCTACACGCTCACGCGAGGCCCCGCCGCCGCCCGCGACGTCGAGCTTGAAATCGGCCCCGCGCAATCTTTGGAGGCGATCGCCTTCGTCAAGGCGGACGGCTCGACCGTTGCCGGCGATATCGGGGATTTCGCGCTGATCTCTGACGGCGAGCGCGCCTTCGTCCGCGGCGATTGGCCGAGCGGTCTCGGCGATCGGCCCGACGCGATCTCGATCACCTATCGCGCGGGCTTCGGGGATACGGCCGCGGCGGTCCCGGCGACCTTGCGGCACGCCGTCAAGCTCCTCGCGGCGCACCGCTTCGAGGTGCGCGACGAGGTGGTGATCGGAACGGTCGCGACGCAAATCCCGCTCGGCGTCGAGCGGCTCGTGAACCTCAACCGCGTGAGGGTTTTCGGATGATCGGAAGGCTCGACCAGAAGATCGAGATCGAGCGCCAGGTCCGCACCCCGGACGGCGCCGGCGGCGAGGTGGTCGCGTGGGCGCCGATCCCGGCCGATCCCTCGCCGTGGGCGAAGGTGACGCTCCTCGCCGGCGAGGAGGGCGCTCTCGGCGCCGGGGTCCAAGCCCGGCAGAGGGCGCGCTTCACGATCCGCGCCCGCGACGATCTTCGCGCGAGCGACCGGATCAGGTGGGGCGGCTTCCTGTGGAATATCGAGGGCCACGGTCGCCCGGTCGCCCGCGCGCTCTATCAGACAATCACCGCCACGGCGGGGGAGCTTTCGGCATGATGCGGGTAGAGGTGCGCGGAACAGAGGACGTCAAGCGGCTCCTCGAAGAGGTTGCGCCGCGGCACGCGGTCAACATTTCCCGCGCGACCGTGCACGGCGTCGCCGGGAGCGTGCGGGACCTCGTGAAGAGGAACGCGCCCCGAGACGAGGGCGACCTCGCCCGCTCGATCAAGACGAAGCGCCGGCGGATGGAGTTCGGCCGCATCCGGTCCGACGTCGTGGCAGAGCGCGGCCGCGGCGCGAAGGCGGACGGCTTCTATTGGCGCTTTCTGGAGCGCGGGACCTCGAAGCTCTCGGCGCGGCCCTTCATTCTGCCCTCGGTCCGCGAGATCGAGGCCAAGCTCCCGGTGATCCTCCGCGAGCAATTCGTGAAGAAGTTCCAAGCGGCGATCCGCCGGGCGCAGAAGAGGGGGCGGTAGATGGACGAATTCGCGCTCCAGACGGCGCTTTTCGAGCGCCTCTCCGGCGACGCGGCCCTCGCCGGCCTCGGCGTCACGGTCTGCGACGCCCCGGCGCAGGGCGAGGACGGGGACGCCGCCGCGGCCTTCCCGCGCGTGGCGATCGGGGAAATGGACGTCCGCGACGTCGGGACGAAGGGCTCGGACCTCTTCGACGTGATCGTCCGGGTTCATACCTTCTCGGCCTCCGGGTCGCACGCGGAGGCGCGCGCGATCCAGAGGCGGATTTTCGAGCTCCTGCACCGGGCCGCCTTCGCGGTCCCGGGCCACAATCTCGTGATGATCCGGCGCGAGCGATCGACGATCGACCGCGATCCCGACCGCCTTCGGCACGGGCTTTGCGAATATCGGCTCCTGATCGAGCCGCTCTAGGGCGCCTTGGCGCCTTTCCGTCACCCGGGCCGCCCTTCGAGGCGGCCTTTCCCATTGCGGCCCCGCCGCGTGATCCCCCGAGCCTTCAACCTCGTGCGCCCCCTCCGGGGGAGGGCGCCCCTCTTCAAGGAGTGTCACCCATGACCGCAACCGCAGGGCAAGACGCGACGATCTCGATCGGCGCGACCCCCGTCGCCGGCGTCCGCGTCTCCGGCTTCACCCGCAACGCGACCCCGATCGACATTTCCGACAAGGGCTCGGCCGGTTATCAGGAGCTTATGGCCGGCAAGGTCTCGTCGGCCGTGCTGACCTTCAACGCCGAGGGCGTCGAGAAGGACCAGGTTCTCCGCGACCTCGCGCTTGGGCCCGTCTCGGGCTGGACGATCGAGAACCTGACCCTTGACCTCGCGAACGGGGACAAGATTTCGGGGACCTTCTTCATGGGGGAATATACCGAGGGCGACGATTACAAGGAGGCGACGACCTTCTCGGCGACGTTCCAGTCCTCGGGGCAATGGACCCTGACGCAGGCGGGCGGCTGATCCGATGAAGGGTTTCGAGCCTGTCACGCTGAAATGGCGGGGTGAGTCCTTCCGGGTCGAGGCGGAGGATCAACTCCGCCTTATCGCCGAGATCGAGGACGCCCTCGCCGACAAGTCCGGCACGCCGGCCGTTCTCGTGCTCATGCGCAAGGGCGGGCCGAGCTATGCGCGGCTCTCGCGCGCCTACGGCGCGGCGCTGCGCTATGCCGGCGCCGACGTCTCGGACGACGAGATTTACCTCTCCCTGACCGAGACGATCGCGGAGGGCGATCTCGCGCTCGCGCTCCAGGTGCAAAGCGCGATCCTCGGCCTCCTCGCGATCATCGCCCCGCCGGTTCACCGCCGGATCATGGCGCCGGCCGAGGAGGCGCCGGAAAAGCCGGAGGGGGAAGGGGCGAGCGAGGGGGCGGAATAGTCCGCCTCCTCTATTCGGTCCTCGTCGGCCGCGGCTGGGTTTCCCGCGCGGAGTTCTGGCGCCTCCCGCCCGGCGAGGTGTGGTGGCTGATGGACGCGCACCTTCCCCCGGAGAAGGAGTCGCCCCTCGAAGAGAAGGAGCGGCTTTATCAACGCCTTATGAAAGCGGTCGAGGAGGCCGGATAGATGAAAGCGGAAGCCGATATCCTCGTCGAGGTCGGCGGCGACGTCTCGCCGCTGGCGCGCGCCCTGCGCGCCGGGGGGCGCGATCTCGACACCTTCGCGACCAAGAGCGCGCGGATCGGCCGCCGCATGGCGAAGATCGGCTCGGCGATGGCCGCCGCCCTCACGATCGGCGCCACGGCGACGACGGGGCTCGCCCGTCGCGCCGCGGAGGCGGCCGTCGAGATCGAGAACCTCTCGCGCGTCGCCGGCACGACTCCGACCGAGTTCCAGAAATGGGCGATCGCCGCGCGGACGGTCGGGATCGAACACGACAAGCTGTCCGACATTCTCAAGGATGTGCAAGATCGCGTCGGCGATTTTATCGCGACCGGCGGCGGGCCCATGGCTGATTTCTTCGAGAAGATCGCGCCCCAGGTCGGCGTGACCGCCGAGCAATTCGCGCGGCTGTCCGGCCCCGACGCGCTCCAGCTTTACGTTTCTTCGCTGGAGAAGGCGAACGTCACGCAAGCGGAGTTCACCTTCTACATGGAGGCCATGGCCTCCGACGCGACGGCACTCCTCCCGCTCCTGCGGGATGGGGGCCGCGTGATGAACGAGCTCGGCGACGAGGCGGAGCGATCCGGCCGAATCCTCTCGGGCGAAACGCTCCGCGGCGCCGAGCGCCTCCGGAACAAGCTCGACGAGCTCGAAGGGGAAATCCGGACCGAGCTCACGACGGCGCTTATCGGGCTTGAGGACGAGATCGTCCTCCTCGCGCAGTTCGTGAAGGATTACGGGATTCCGGCGCTCGAAGGGCTGATCCGCTTCGGGGCCGGGGTCGCCAAAGCCTTCGACTCCGCTGCCGTGGCGATGAAGGCGCTCCGCGATCCCGCCGCCGCCGCCGCCGAGGGGGCGGCTCGCTCGATCGGCGGCGATCTTGGCGTCGATCCCGAAGGGGGCGTTACCCGCGACCCGGTTCTCGGGGGCGGTCAGGGAACGGGCGATGCGGCGACGGACAAGGCGCTCCGCGACCTCTACGGCTTGGACGGCGAGGGGGATTCGCCCGGGATCAAGCCCGGGAATCACCTCGTCCCCGAGGTCGAGATTCCGACCGCGCCGATCGGGCTCAACAATCGCGACCCGGCGACTCTCGGTTTCGACGATATCGGGGGCGGCGGCGGCAGATCGGGCCCGACCGAAGAGGACCTCCGGGCTCTCGAAGAGAGCCTCGCCTCCGAGCGCGAATTGATCGAGCTCGACTATCAAGAGAAGCTAGAGGCGCTGAACAAGTTCCGCGAGGAGAAGGTCGGCAAGGAGGAAGAGTGGAACGCGCTCGAAGAGAGAATCCAGAAGGAGCATAACGAAAAGATCGCAGAGCTTGAGGCCGCGAAGCGTCAAGCCCGGATGCAGGCGCTTGCCGGCATGTTCGGCGATCTCTCCTCGTTGATGCAGAGCGAGAATAAGAAGCTCTTCGAGATCGGCAAGGCCGCGGCGATAGCCGAGGCGACCGTGAACGGCTACGAGGCGGCCGTCGCGGCATGGGAAAAGGGTATGAAGATCGGCGGCCCGCCGATGGCCGCGGCCTTCACCGCGGCGTCGCTCGCGAAAACGGGCGCCCTTATCTCCTCGATCGCCTCGACCTCCGCCAGTGGCTCCGGTGGCGGTGGCGGTGGCGGTGGAGCGACGGCCGCCCCCGCCGCGGCGGAAGCCGCGCCCGCGCCGCAGCAAGTAAACCTGAACATCGGCGAGGCGGAATGGCTTCCGCGCTCGGCGGTGATTTCCCTTGCGGAAAAGCTCCAAGAGCTCTCGCGCGAGGGCGCGATCGTGACCGTCAACTAGAGGTGATCCGATGCCCGTCCAGTTTCCCGCCGGCTATGCCCTCCCGGCCGGCGATAAGCCGTTGACCCATGCCCGCATTGCGCACGCGGGAAACTGGATCACGGGCACGATCACCGCCTCCTCGACGGATGCGGCCGCGATCTACACGGCCGAGGCCCCGGCGAATTCGCTCCTCTTCGAGCGGTGGAAGCCGGCGGAGGACTATGCAACGTGGGAAATCGCGACCTCCTCGGCGTCGGCGGTCGATTATTGCGTGGTCGCTGCCCATGATCTCGCGGCGGCCGGCGCTTGGCTTTTCGTCGAGTTCTTCGACGGGGCAGGGTGGCGGGAATGTATCCCGGGTTTCCAGGTCTCCGGCGCGGGCCCTCTCTTCGTCATGTTTCCGCCGATCGTGGCTGATCGCTTCCGGGTCGGCGTTTGGGTCGAGGCGGGCGCAACGCGCCCGGCGATCGGCTTTATCCGCTTTGGGAAGGCGCTCCAGATGGAGGAGCGGACGACCTATGTCGGCCGGACCCCCTTCGAGCTCGCGCGCCAGGTCACGATGACGGGAAATCGCTCGGTCCGGGGGGAGTTCCTCTCGCGCGTGAAGCTCCGCGCCGGGCTGCCTCTTTCGTTCCGCTGGGCGTTCCTCTCCGAGAGCTTTGTCCAGACCGAGGCGAAGGCGTTCCTCGACGCGATCGAGGCCGACCTCTTCGTGATCGCGGATCGCCCCGGCACCCATCCCGACGATGTGGCCTTGTGCTGGACGCAATCGGCCCGGCCGCGGCCCTCCGCCGCCGGCGCGATGGATTTGCACAATCTGGAAATCGACGCCGAGGGATACCTCTCCGATGCCTGAGACGCCTTTCTCCGCCGAGCCGATCGTGATCGTCCGGATCGAGCAGCCGCGATGCGCGCTTTCCCATGGCCTCGCGCCGTGCGCGGCGACCGGCGCGCCGTGCTTCAACACCTATTCGACGTGCCGCGACCGGGAAAACTACGCCCCCGGCGCGACGCTCGATCTCTATTTCGGAATCCCGGGGCAGGGGCGCCCCGCAGACGAGATCATGATCCTGCCATTCCTCGCCGGCCCGCCTTCCACCTCGCCGGCGCGGATCAACGTCTCGGGCGCCGATCGCCGCGTGAACCCGCTTGGGATTCGGGCGGCCGCGACGATCACCTTCCGGGATGCGCCTCATAGCGACTTGCTCGTCGATCCCTATCGCTCGGCGCGCTCCTACGATCCGCTCGCGCAAGGCACGTTCTGGAGCAAGTGGCTTGCGCGGAACACCTTCGGCAAGGCCGGGATGGTGGTTTCGATCTTCGAGGGCTTCGCCGGGGACGCGCTCGCCGACATGGTGAAACGTGTCTATCTCTGCGACGCGGTGGATTTTTCGAGCGACGAGATCGTCACGATGAAATGCCGCGACGTCCTCTCGAAGGCCGCGGACGAAAAGGCGCAATGCCCGCCGATCTCCGAGGGCGAGCTCGCGACCGATATCTCGGCCGCCGCGGCCTCGATCCAGGTCGCCGGCGCGGTGCTCGGGGATTACCCGGCCGCCGGGACGATCCGGATCAACGACGAGGTTATGACCTATTCCGCGATCTCCGAGGCGGAGGGCGGACTTCTTGAGTTCACGATCACCGCCCGCGGGTCGGATGGAACGGAAGCGGCCGAGCACGCGGCGGAGGATCGGGTCCAAGAGTGTTTCCGCTTCTCCGGCGAGACGGTCGATCAGGGGCTGGCCGCGCTTTACGGCTTCACGACGATTCCGGCCGCCTATCTGCCGTTCTCGGATTGGGCGGCCGAGGCCGGCCAATACCTGACCGCCTACACCCTGACCGGGCTCGTCACCGAGCCGACGCCCGTCGTCGATCTCGTGGGCGAGGTGCTGGAGCAGACTCAATCGCTCCAGTGGTGGGACGAGGTGGCGGCAAAGGTCCGTTTCGCGGCCGTGAAGCCGATCGTCGAGCGGCCGGTCCGGCTGACAGAATCCGAGCACCTCGTCGCCGGCACCGTGCGAATCCGGGATTTCCCGGAGCGGCGGGTTTCGCGGGTCTATGTCTATTTCGACCCGCGCGATCCGACCGCGAGCCGCGACGACGAGGACAATTATCGCCGGATTCAAGGCTCGCTCGACCTTCCGATCGAGGACGAAAAGGCTTTCGGCGACAAGGCGATCCGAAAGATTTTCGCGCGGTTCGTCAACTCCGGCGCGGTGGCGCTGGAAACGACGTCGCGAATTCTCTCGCGATACCGTCTCGGGTCGCGGGAGGTTTCCTTCGCCGTCTCCGACAAGGACGGCGGGCTCGGCGTCGGCGAGATCGTGGAAATCCTCTTCCATCGGCTCCAAGGCACGACCGGCGCGCCGGAGTCGCGTTTCTGGATCGTGACCTCGCGCGACCCGCGCCCCTCGGAGCGCCGGGTCTACTACACGGCCGAGGACGCGACCCTCGCCGGGACTCTCTCGGAGATCGCGGAGGACTCCCTCGGCGATTACGTCGGCGACGGGAGCGATCCCTTCGGGGTCGCGTGGATATCCGACGATAACGGCTTTCTCCCGGACGGGAGCGAGGGCTTCAAGATCAGATAGCAGGAGGGCCAAGCGTGCCAGACTGGAACGATATCGGCGACGAGGAGCTCGACGCGGGCTCTCCGCTCACCTCGTCGCTTTTTACGCGGCTTGCTCGCAACCCAGAAGCAATTGCGATCGGTGCGCCAGGAGCCCCGCGGCTGATGCCTGGGGCTTTCCCTGAGATTACGGCCGGGGACGAGGTGCGCTTCCTCTCGGTTGGGGTGATGACCAGCCCGAGTCAGATTTATTCTGATGGGTTTCGCTGGACGTCTTTGCAGGCCGGTTCGGTGCGCTTGCGTTTTGTCATCGGATCGAACTCCGGCTTGGCCTACGCCCGGGTTTATGTTGATGACGTCACCGTGGGCACCTTCTCGGGGTCCGGGGCTGGGGTGGCGCACTCTGTCGATCTCCCGATCTCTGCAAACAGCGAGATAAGGGTCGCGTTCCGCCTCGACAATCAGGGTGCGGATCGGTTCGCTTCCCTCTCAAATGTGCAGCTTTCAACGGGTGGCGAGTGGGTTTTTCCCGTTCCGCCCGCCGTGGGCGCCGGCAAATGGAGTTTTCAATGATCCTCGAAAATCTTCGCGCCGTGAACCGGCATGGCGGAATCCTTGCTCGCAACACGGCGACCGGCGTGGACGTTTATTTGAAGCCCGGCGATCTGGTGCACGATCTCGCCCTCTCGGGGCAACTCGGCCCGGTCGCGCCCTATATCGAGCCTCCGAAGCCGGAGGCGCCGCCGAAATACGCGACCGCCGCCGAGGCCCTCGCCGCGATGGTGGCTTGGGCCGAGGAGTTCGCGGCGCCCCTCGTCCGCGCCGTTCCGGCCGAGGAGCGGCTCTCGTGGCCGATCAAGGAGGCCGCCGCGCGCGCCTATCTCGCCGGGTCGGCGTCCTCCGCCGATCTCGACTTTCTTTCCGGCGAGGCGACGATCACGGGCGAGACGCTCGACGAGCTCGCGGCGAAAGTCATTGCCCGGGCCGAAACGTTCCGGGCCGGCGCCGCGGCGCTGGCGGGGCTGCGGCGCAAGGTGACGGCGCAGATCGAGGCGGTCGAAGATCCGCACCAATACGAGCCGACGCTCCTTGCCGCGGCTGAGGAGGCCCGGGCGACCGCGATCGCGCTCGGGCTCGGCCCGGCGCTCGGGCTGGAGGGGGCGGGATCGTGATGCGGTGGATCAGGAAAGGGGGCGAGAATGGTTGACCTTCCTCCGAAGCCCGTTTTCACGCGGACGATATCGGTCGGGAACGTGATCCAGGTCGCCGTGATCCTCGTCGGCTTCGGCGGCTCTTGGGTCGCCATGACGTCCGATCTCGCGGCCGTGGCCTCGGACGTCGCCGCGGTCGAGGAGGAGATCGACGAGGCGGCCGCGGCGCGCCTCGTCGTCGAGGGGCGCGTCCGCGCCCTCGAAATCGAGGCCGCCCGCGCCGACGAGCGTTATTCGCAACTCCTCGCGAATATCCAAGCAATCCGCGACTCGATCGCGCGCCTTGAACAGAAGGCGCAGTAAATCGCCGCGGTGGGCTCTGCGCCCGCTCAAGCCTTTTCATAGGAGGTTTCCCAATGTCTGACCGATTCCAATCGCACGCCGCGGGACTCGAGTCCCCCGGCGCCTTTCTCGCGGCCGTGACCCCGGACGACGAGGCGGACCTCGCGACCGCCTCGCGCGCCTTGTGCGTCGCGCAGAGCGGCGAGGTCAGGGCGACGACGGTCGGGGGCACGACCGAGACGGTCTACATCGCGGCGGGAGTCGCCTTTCCCATCCGCGTCGCCCGTGTCTGGGCGACGGGGACGACGGCGGCCGGGATCGTCTCGATCTGGTGATCGCCCCTCCGCGCCGCCGACTCGGCGGCGCTTCGTGCACCGCCCGGGCTTCGGCCCGGGCTTTTTCTTGAGGTGATGCAATGCAAACGGTCCGCGAGATCACGGCCGAGATCGTCGCCCGCGAAGGCGGCTTCGTGAATGACCCCGACGATCCGGGCGGCGCGACGAAATTCGGCGTCACGATCGGGACGATGCGCCGGCTCGGGCTCGACCTCGATCGCGACGGGGATATCGACGTCGCCGACGTCAAGCTCCTCTCGGCCGAGAAGGCGGCCGAAATCTTCGAGCGCCACTATTTCCAAGGCGCAGGGATCGACCTCCTGCCCGCGGCGCTCCAGCCGACCGTTTACGACATGAACGTGAACGCCGGCGGCAATGCCGCGAAGCTCCTTCAACGGCTCCTCGTCGAGCTCGGCGAGCGCGTGGCGATCGACGGCGCGATCGGCCCGAACACCGCGGCCGCCGCTGCGCGCGCCGTGCGCCAGGTCGGCGCGGCGCTCCTCGCCGATGCCTACGGGATCGCCCGGCGGAATTACTATTACCGGCTCGCCGATCTCCGGGCGAGCTCGCGCAAATACGCGCGCCGCCGCGATGGCGGAAAGGGCGGCTGGATCGTCCGCGCGGAGGAATTCATTTCGCCGCGGTTTCACCTGACCGCGGCCGAGCACAAGGCGAGGTGTGCCAAATGGGCCTGATCTCCTTCCTGACCCGCTTCCTCGGCTCCGGCGTCGCCCGCGAGACGATCGAGGTCTTTCGGCCGAACGCCGAGGCCGCGGACCAGCGCGACAACGATCGCTTTCTCGCCGCGCTGGAGCAACTCGCCGCGGAGCGCGCCGGTCCCGATCGCTTCGGGCGGATCGTGGACGGCCTGAACAGGCTCCCGCGCCCGGCGATGGCCTTCGGGACGCTGGGCCTCTTCGTTTTCGCGATGGTCGCGCCCGAATCCTTCGCCGTCCGGGTTTCGGCCCTCGCGCTCGTCCCCGAGCCGATGTGGTGGCTTCTCGGCGCGATCGTGTCCTTCTATTTCGGCGCGCGCGAGCTCCAGAAGGGCCGCGAGGTGAACGTCGCCCGCTCGATGGAGGCGCTCGCCCGGTGGCGCGCCGGGACGGCGGAGGTCCGCGAGGAGCTCGCCGCGGCCTCCCCGCCGGGTGCCGCCCATCCGTCCGCGGCGCGCGCGGGCCTCTTCGGCGCGCTCCCGGCCTCGATCCGCGGTCTCCTCGGGGGTCGCCCCGCCTCGCTGCCCGTGCACCAGGTCGCGACGGCCGACGACCCTCGCCCGGCGCCGCCGCCGGGGGCCTCCCTGATCGACTTCGCGATCCTCGATCGAAACCCCGCCCTCTCGGCGGCCCTTCGGAGGGTGTGATCCCATGCCTAACGCCGGAATGGAGCCCGCCCGGGCGCAGCGCATCAAGGACGCGATCGAGCGCGCTCTCCGGGCGGGCTTCGCGCCCTACCGGCAGAAGGCCGGGCGCGGCTCCTCGATCTCCGAGGCCGCGCGCGCCTTGCGCGAGGCCGGTCACGAGGAGGATCGGAATTCGATCGGGGGTTTCGTCCGGACGCAGGAGCGGCGGAAGGCCCGGGGCGAGGAGCATTTCCTCCCCGACTGGAGCCTCTTCTCGCCGGCCGGCGTCGCCCCCGGTGAAATCCGCACGGGGGAGGTGCGCCGCTGGATCGTGACCTCGGCGCAGGATGATACCGACGTTCACCCGCGGTTCTGGAGCAACCTCCGCGCCTATGCGACGGCGATCGGCGCCGAGCTCCTCGTCGGCGGCTTCACCTATCAGACGATCCGGCACTCCGACCGGCTGACCCTGACGGGGACCTTCCGCGAGGAGGTCCGCCCCTTCCTTCGCTTCGATCCGATCGAGCTCGGGCCGGTGCTCTTCTGCGCCGAAATGAATACGCTCCCGACCGCCGCGCGGCCGCTTTCGGGGCTCACGAGCTACTCGCGCGGGCGGGACGCGATCTTTCCTCACGCGAAGCTCGCATATCAGACCGCCCCCGCGCCGCGGGGCGAGCACGTTCCCTCGCTCATGACGACGGGCGCCGTCACCGTGCCGAACTACGTCGAGAAGAAGGCCGGAAAGAAAGCGGAGTTTCACCATATCCTCGGCGCGACCGTCGTCGAGGTGGACGATTCCGGCGCGGCGTGGTGCCGGCAAGTCTCGGCCACGCCGGACGGCGCGTTTCAGGACCTCGACGCGGTGGTCCGCGACGGCCGCGTTTCCCATGGGCACCGTGTCGAGGCTGTCACCTTCGGCGACTTGCACGTCCCGACCGTCGAGGATCACGTCGCCGCGCTCCTCTGGGGGCGCCGGGCGGACGCCCTGATCGAGGAGCTCCGCCCGCGGCTGGCCTTCGTTCACGATCTCGTCGCGATCGAGGCGCACTCGCGCCACGTCGCCGGCGATCCGTTTCACCGGGCGAAGATGGTCGCGGCCGGTCACTCCGGAATGGCGGGCCAGGTCGCCGCCGGCGCCCGGACGTTGCGCGAGATCGAGCGCGATTTCTGCCAGCCCGTCGTGATCTACTCGAATCACGACGACCGGCTCCTTCAATGGGCGAAGAGCCCGATCGACCGCGGCGACGTGGAAAACGTCGCATATTGGCACCGCTGCAACCTTGCCTTCTACGAGGCGCTCTCGGACGAGGATGAAGATTTCGACCTCTTCCGCTGGGCGCTCCGGGACGCGGACCCGCGCCGGCTGGAGGGGGTCGGCTTCGTCCCGCGGGGCGGGACCTTTCCGATCTGTCAGGACTCGGGCGGCGGCGGGATCGAGTGCGGCCTTCATGGTGACGAGGGCCCGAACGGGGGCCGCGGATCGGCGACGAGCTTCGCCCGCATGGCGAAGCGGATCACGATCGGGCACACCCACGCCCCGGAAATCCACGACGGCGTTTACATCGCCGGGATCACCGGGGCGCTGGATCAGGGCTATAACACCGGCCCCGGCTCGTGGAAGCGCGCGCACGTCGTCACCTATCCGAACGGGAAGCGGACGATCGTCACGCAAGACCCGCGCGGCCGGTGGCGGGCATGAGGGGCCAGACCCGCCGAGCCTCGCTCGTCGAGGCCCTCGTGAATATCGTCGCGGGCTCTGCCCTCGCCTTCGCCCTGAATATGACCGTTCTCCCGGCGCTCGGCGTCGGGATCACGGCCGCCCAAAGCCTCGCCGCGACGGCCGCCTTCACCGTCGCCTCTCTCGCGCGGAGCTACGCTCTCCGCCGCCTCTTCAATTACTGGAGCACCCGGACATGATCCGACGTTACCTGATGAATATCTTGATCGCGGTCGATCAACTCGGAAACGCGATCCTCTTCGGCGATCCCGACGAGACGATCTCGTCGCGCGCCGCCAAGCGCGCGCACCTCGCGGGCTGGCGAGAGCTCGGCCTTCTCCTCGAATGGATCGACCCCGGGCACCTCAAGGAATCGCTTGAGCCCGACGAGGGGAAGGACGCGATCCTGTGAGCGGGCAGGAGTGGAACGCGGGCGACGCCGATCTCGCGGATGCGACGATCCTCGCCGCCGCCTCTGGCCAGGTCCCGCGCTTCCCGGTGATCGGCCTCGCCGGCCCGCAATACTCGGGCAAATCGACCGCGGCGAAGGCGCTTGCGGGCGTGGGTTTCGAGCGGCTCCGCTTCGCCGCGCCGCTCAAGGCCGCCTTTCGTGGCCTTCTCGCCGAGCTTTGCGTCGCCCCTGACCGGATCGAGCGGATGATCGAGGGCGACTTGAAGGAGGTCCCGGCGCCGGAGCTCTCGCACCGGACGCCCCGGCACGCGATGCGCACGCTCGGGACCGAGTGGGGGCGCGATCTCATGGCGCCGGATTTCTGGGTCTCCCCGATGATCGCGCGCGCCTCCGATCTCCTCGCTCGCGGCGTTCCGGTCGCCTTCGAGGACGTCCGCTTTCCGAACGAGGCCGCGGCGGTGCGCGCGCTCGGTGGGATCGTCGTCATGATCGAGGGCCGCGGCGGATCGGCCGCGGCCGCGCACGCCTCGGAATCCTTCGCCTTCGAGGCGGACGCCGTGATCGACAATTCCGGCTGTCTGGAGAGGCTTGAGGCTCAAGCTCTGGAGATCGCGCTCGGCTGA